ATGCCACCGCCAAGCATATTATAAATGTAATCAAATATATCTTGTCTTGCTGCTCGTAGGTCCTTCATAAATATTCTCCTACTTGTATTTATTTCTATAGCGATAAATACAATAAATCTTTAAAAGGAATCGTTTTGCCCAGACTAAGTTTATACAAACCCGAACGTGGGAAAGATTATCAGTTTATTGACGATAGAATCTTTGAGATGTTTACTGTTGGTGGGACTGATGTAAATTTACATTTACTGTTAGGAACAACTAATCCAACAGATGAGGATGCTACTGCTACAACACCTCAATATGATGAAATGAGTGTAACAAATATTCAAGACTTATTATTTTTAGAAAATAGAGATAGAAAGTATGAAGAAAATATTTATACCATTCGTGGGATTTATAATTTACAAGATTTAGAATTCAACTTATCCCAGTTTGGTATGTTCCTAAGTAACGACATGCTGTTTCTAACTATTCATATGAATAGTACAGTAAAAACATTGGGTAGAAAAATTGTTATAGGTGATGTTGTAGAACTTCCACATTTGCGAGATGAGTATGCGCTAAATGATTTTCAATATGCTCTTAAAAACTTTTATGTAGTTGAGGATATTACACGCCCAGCAGAAGGATATTCGCCAACTTGGTTTCCGCATTTATATAGACTAAAGCTGAAACAAATAGCAGCAGGGCAAGAATTTAAAGATATTGATGCTGACTCTACTAGAGAAAAAGAACTTGCTATCAACGAAGCTATTGTACAAGATGCTGAAGCAAATGCATTACTGAGTGGTTATGAGACTCAACATTTCTTTACATTACAAGTTAATGCTAACGGAGAGCCTGAACTCGTTAGAGCTGATACAACGATGATTGATGCCAGTACACACAAATTAAGTGGATCTATTGATCATGTTATGAGAAATCCAGTAAAAGAAGGATACATGGGTTACTTGTTAGGAGACGGAATCCCACCAAATGGATTGCCTTTTGGGTGTGGTATATCATTTCCACCTACAGGTATTGACGGTGATTATTGGTTACGAACAGATATGATTCCTAATAGACTGTTTAGATATGATGGAAAACGTTGGATGAAATTTGAGGATAATGTGAGAATGACATTGACACCACGTGAAGATAGATATACACAAAAAGGTACATTTATCAATAACACAAATTCTACAGAAATTTGTGGCGAGGATATTCCAGAACGGCAAAGTTTGAGTAAGGCATTACGCCCTAAAATAGATATGCCACATTTAGATAACCCTGAGGAATGCGATAGTAATACACCAGGGAGGCGCAAATAATGCAATGGTTTTATGATGCACAGATACGGCGTTATATTTTACAACTAATAAGAATGTTGAGCTATCTTACATATAAAGATGGCGATGGAGAGCTTATACAAGTTCCTGTAATGTATGGTGATCCATCAAGATCCGCTGCTTTTATAATCAAAGACGGTAGTGAAAATATGGCGCAGTCTGCCCCAAAGATTGCTTTGTATATTACAAATTTAGAGATGGATCGTGAGAGATCATCAGATAGTACATTTGTTAGCAAAGTCCAAATTAGAGAGCGAGCTTTTGATAAAGATAATCAACAATATTTGCACAAGGAAGGACGTAACTATACTGTAGAGCGTCTTATGCCTACGCCATATAAATTATCAGTCAATGCTGATATATGGACAACTAATACAGATCAAAAGTTACAACTAATGGAACAGATTCTAATGCTGTTCAATCCAAGTTTAGAAATACAAACAACAGACAATTTTGTTGATTGGACATCACTTACTGTCGTAGAGCTAGACTCTATTACATTTAGTAGCCGATCAGTAGGTGGTGGTAGCACAGAAACAGAAATTGATATTGCTACATTAGGGTTTTCAACACCAATATTCATATCACCCCCAGCTAAAGTAAAACGATTAAATGTAATTCATAATATTATTACATCTATATTCAATGAGCAACACGGATCTGTTGAGCGTGGTGAGACTATGCCTGAGATGTTAGCATATGCTTCTAACAGAGCATATTTGTCTGATACAAAAACTCGTCCAGTTATAAATGAGGATGGAACATTAGGTATGGCAAGTGAAGGTATGAGAGCATCGCGCCCAGAGCCAAATACAGTAGCTTGGTCCACTACATATAAAAATTATGATTTGTTAGTCCTAAATGATAAACTAACATTTATTGATAACAGAGATGAAGGCATACTTCCTTGGCGAGATTATATTAAAGCACACCCTAAAGGTGATTGTTATGAGCCGCATCTAACACAAGTAAAATTATATCGCAGTGATTTTGAATCTCCACTAGCAGGTTATGTTCATATCAATCCTGACAATGAATATGAGATGCTTGTAGATTGGGATATGGATACATTACCAAGCGATACAGTTCTTACAGGACCGTTAGGCGACAATACTAAAATAGATTATATTATAGATCCATTCAAAGTAGATGTTACTAAATTGAATAGAGTTGGGATGCGGATTCTAATTCTAAATGAGGATATTGGCAATAAAGATAATGAAGATGGTCCGGATGCTTGGAAAAATTATGATGGATCAGATTTTGTTGCTAGTGCTAATGACATTATTGAGTGGGACGGACAGCGATGGTGGATAGTATTTGATGCTGATTTACATTATAATGATCAGACTGTATATACTACAAATCTAAACACTGGCATTCAATACAAATATGATGGAGCTGAATGGCTATTGAGCTATGAGGGAGAATACTCAAATGGAACTTGGGCACTAGTGTATTAAGATAACTATTTGTATGAAAAAAGTTATCTGTAGCGGGGCATTATTTTATGCTCTATCATCTAATAGATTCTTATTTTTACATCGAGCTCGCAGTAAGCATTCTGATACATGGGGGCTTGTGGGAGGTGTAAATGAGGAAAAAGAAACTCCTTGGAATGCTCTTGAGCGAGAAATTGTAGAAGAAATATCACCTACTGAAATCAAAAAAACTATTCCTTTAGAAACTTATGTAAGTAATGATAACTTTTTTACTTTTCATACATATCTTTGTTTAGTTGAAAAAGAATTTATTCCTGTGCTAAATGAAGAACATGATGGATATGCTTGGGTAAGTTATAAGAAGTGGCCTCGACCATTACATCAAGGCCTAAAAAATACTCTAAATAATCGTATCAATCAAGTTAAATTAGATACTGTGATGAATCTAATCAATCTTATTAGTTGAAGGTGTAAGTTACATCAGTACCAGATTCTTCTCTAACAATACGTGGATCTGGATTTCCTGTATCAACCATATTTCCATTTTGTGTTAGTGTACCTAAAAAGTCAATACTTCCTGTTACATATAAATCATCTACAACATATGTCATACCACTAGCTGAGTCTAACTCTAGGTTTCCAGTAGTTGTGTCAATAGTATTGCCATCAACTATACCAATTTGAAGATTACCAAATGTAAAACCTGCCGCTGAACTACTACTCCAAGTATGCATTCCTGCTCCATCAGTGTGTAACAGTTGTCCAGAAGTTCCTTCCATAATATTAAAATCTGCTAGTGTTTGTGGTGGTGTTACAAATGATACTGTACCGCTGCCATTAGTTGTTAGCACTTGTCCAGTAGTTCCGTCTGTAGTTGGGAATGTATAGTTACCATTAAAATTAACACTGCCCATAACTGTTACAGTACCGCCTACTGAACTTACTGTTAAGTTTCCTGAGAGTGTGTTTATGTTATTTGTTGTGGTTGCAAGACTATATACATTTCCCCAGGTATTAGTTGTTGCTCCTAAACTGTAAACAGCACTAATAATAGGTGCAATTGAGCCTGTAATATTTACATTTCCTGATGCAGTTATATTACCAGATGCAGAGTCGAGAATCAAAGTACCCGAAGTTGTGTCAATCTTTAGGTCGGAATCAACACCAATTCTAATATTACCAAAGGTTCGTGTTGGATCTGCAAAGGACACGGTGCCTGAGCCATCTGTTTTTAATATCTGCCCAGCAGTTCCATCAGCTCCAGGAAGTTCATAGGAACTGTTGATTTTATATCCTGTTGTGATGAGATCGGCTGCTAATACAACATTCCCAGTAGCTCCTAATACTAAATCTCCTGAGGAGGTATCAATAGTGTTGTCAGTTGTTACGCCTACTTGAATATTATCTACAGTTTGTTCGCCTGTAGTTTCAGCAATAACATTCCATACAGTGCCATTATATTCCCAAGTAGTTCCGCCTTCTGAATATTGTTGCCCACTTGAGGGCGATGCGGGAAAACTAATCATAGTTTGCTCCTTCCTTTACAATATTTATCAGTCTAGGATTTTATTTTTGAGGTGATGTTCTACTACTTCGTTAGGACAGTTGATGTATAAGGCTTCCATCTCATCTAGCCAATTGAGTAAGTGTCTAATAGTAGGTGCTTTTCCTGCCTCAAATAATTCCTCAACAGTTTGAATATATTCTAAACAGTGCCGTCTTGCTACTAGTGGATGGATTCCGCTCCATTCTAAACTCTCTTGGATTCCTCTAGGAATAGTTCCTGTGGCTTGGAATTCCTCAATAGCTCTCCTAAATGCTCCGCGGATTTTTTCACGCTTATCATTCTCACGAACCATCTCGGGTGGAATTTCATCTGGAAGATTAAAGTTTTTTCGTAGTGCATCAATTTGATCTTGATAGCTTTGTAATTCTTCCATTGCGTTACGAATAGCAGTTCTAGAACTTTCAAGTCCTGCTTCAAGTTCCTCTGCTTTTAGTTGTGCCATAGGATCATTGATTTTCATACGATATTGTTCTATTCGTAATTCATTTTTCTTATGTCTAAACCAAGTTTCTCGTAAAGCGTTCAAACGGTTTTGTTGTTGCATGGCGCATTGTTGTAACCATACAAGAGGTGTTTGTCCTGAATATTGTAAATCAGCAATAGTTGTTTCTGCGTTTTTAGAAACAATAAGTTCATCAATTTGTTTTTGTACTATAGGCAGGGTTGCTTCAAGTTTTACAGCGATATCATTTGGTACTTGTCTAATATCAATTTCTGTTGTCATAATCCTCTATATTATATGCCAGAGCTCACAGCTCCTTCAGTTGAGTTGCTCGCTAGACTGTTACTTGTAGTTATTATTTCTATCATATCCTCGTGACGAATATGGTTTATTCTGCTTATAGCGTCACCGTCACCTATCAAATCATGTCCGCCAGCGCCCATAATAACATCGCCATTGGAGCAGGTTTGAACTTCCTTTGTGGCTGTTGCTAGTGTTATTGATAAAGTAAGAACATAATCGTCATATCTTAATTTTCTAATTTGATTCCAATTAGCACTATAATCTGGTTCTTCCCCGCCAACTAGCACAATACAATTTCCTCCAGATGCTCCGTTAACATCGTTTCGTGCTGTTAAATATGAATCCATAGAGGATACAAATATAGAAGTAGAGGATGATCCTGCCATACGATATTTTTCATATGATGCTGTGGCAGCTCCTGCTATAATTCCATCTCTTGCTTCGTCACTCCAACCTTGGCAAACAAAAGCATCTTCTCCATTGCCTGCTACAGTATGATGCCATCGTGCTACTGTAAAACTTGGATAAGTTGTTGCTGCTGCCGAGTCATCATTTCTTAGTCTGTCTGGAGCGTTTATTACGGTGAACATTCCCGATCCCGCATTTCTACCACCAAAGAAATATTGTTCTGTAGCGGTTCCAGTTCCCATCAGTCCAGTTCGTGCTGAGGTTAGATTATTATTTGTAATAGTTACTGATGCTTCTGATGAGATTTGAAACTTTTCTACTGCTTGTCTGTATCCACCAGATCCTCTACCCTGTGCTACATATATATTTGTTCCATCAGATGTTGAGCAGTGATGTCTTCTATCTTCAACCATAGTAGTTGTTGATGTTGTAACTACCACACTATCATCAAATCTTATTTTTTGTAATGAATCTGTTTGAGAGCCTGGTATTGACGGACGCCCGCCATTGTATATAGCAACATCAGCACACCCGTGCCCGTCAATTATAACTGCATCAGCTAAATCAGATGTTGTAATATCAAAAAATCCATCGGCAAATATAATGGCTGCCATTAGCTTATTCCTCCACCACAAGCGGCTTGTTTTGCTTCTTGTAGTCTTGTAGAAAGTATTTGACAGGCGGCGCTATCATCAAATTTCATTTTTTGTATAACATCGTTTCCTATTCCGCTCTGAGAACCAGCAGAAGTCCAACCATTAGATACATACGCACTTCCGTCAGCATAATCTCCTGCGCTTACATGGCCGGCTGCTCTAGTAGAGGTTCTATATGTTAGAACTGTGGAAGTAGTTGGATCATCATATTTGAATTTCCAAAAGGACCATGTAGAATAACTCACAACATCGCCATTATATTCTAGCATAGTTCCATTAGTGATAGCATTATAATTGGCTGTTGTTACTGCAGCAGCATCATCCGCATATCTGTGTTTCTCTCCAGATATTCCAGTTATGGAATTACTCATTCCTGGAACTCTACCACCTACTCTTAAGTAATCATATTCCTGTCCTACGGTGCTAGCTCTATAATATGTTTGTGACATTGGGTTTGCTGCAACTGCAACAACATTAGGGTCATCCCATCGATATTTGTCTATATCAGTTTGATAGAGATATCCTCCACTGCCACCAATAAAATCAAATTTTTCCATTGCTACATTATGAATATCAGTATAATTAGATACTAAATTTCCTGTTGCAGAGCTTTCGATGCCGCTGGTAGTCGTAGCACCATATCCAACTTTCCAATTGGTTCTATTAAATGATCCAGACCAATTTGCGGTTCCGTTTGTACGAAAAGCAGCAACATCATAATTTCTTGTAACTGAGGCGGTAGTAGTAAATGCATTATCTTCAGCAGGAATAGTACCAACTTTATGAGCCAAATCATCGAATTTGACTTGATCTATATGATCAAGATAATTTGGGATTGGAGTTCCATCTTCATCAAAGCCCAAGGGTTCTCCTCTTCCTCCCATTACTATTATAGAAATATTTCTTGGATATAGCTGGTGGATATAAGGAAGATTGAGATATTTTAAGGCGCTTATATAAACTAATTTATTTGTAGTTGGGCATTTTACTGCGTCTAATACTGCATTAACTGGTTTGCCTTGGGTAATGTCTTGTCCTGCAACTTGAACAGGTCCTCGATTCATATATGTCGTAAAGTCAGACGAGTTTGCGATTCTTGATAATTGTATTGTTGTTGGGTAAGTTTCTTTTGATTTTACACTAAAAAATCTAAATGTCGTTGCCATTAGCTCTCTTTAAATATTATAGTGTATTTATGCAGAAATGTCAAGCTCCAAAGAGCTTGACATATATGGATTATTATAGAGGCTGGATCCAGTTTCCTACGCCTGTGCCGGAATCTACGACCCAAATATAAAGAATACCTGAGTTGCGATCCAACCACATCATGCCCTCATCTGGAGAGGCAGGTGCTGCGGTATCAACTGTACAAGCTCCGCCAACTTTTACGCCATCAACATACAAGTCGTTTCCTTGTACTGTCAATGGAATATTTACTGCTGGAGTTGCAGGATCAACCATGTGAATGGTTTGAGCATAAATGTTAGTCCAGCGAAGAGCTGCTCCGCCCAAGTCCCATGTCAAATCAGCGTTTGGGTTGATAGTATCGGCAGCTACACCAGCAAGTGAGCTTGCGCCAATTACACCAAGTGTTCCGCCAACTGTTGCGCCGTTTGTCACAGCCAATGTATCACCAGCAGTTACCGCACCAGTTACAGCCAAAGTTGAACTCAATGTTGCTGCGCCTGTTACATTCAATGCATCACTAAGTGTAGCCACTCCAGTTACGTCCAAAGTTGATGACATTGTAGCTGCGCCAGTTACGCCCAAAGTTGAGCTTAGTGTAGTTGCTCCAGATACAGTGGTAGCTCCGTTGATACTAACGTTGCCACTATTTGAACTTAAAACCAAATCACCAGTAATTGTGTCAATAGTTTGATCATCTGTTACAGCAATTTGGATATTACCAAAGTTAGTGCTTGGAACTGTCAAGTTGTTAACTGTAATGGAGTCAAAATAACCATGGTTCCACATCGTCAATTCATGGCCCAAGTCGTATGTTTTGTCTGCTGATGGCATAACATGACCTGAAAAGTCAGCGCCACCAAATGCTACGTTGCCCAGTGTTCCTGAGAAAACTTCGCCTGTGTTAGTTGCGTCTGGCATAAAGGTAAATTTCTGAACTGAGCGATCAAAGCCAAAGAAACCAACCTTTGCTGCTGTGCCGTCGTGCCATTGGTACTCAATACCGCGATCCAATCCGTCGTTTGTAGTAGGAGCAGTGTCGCCACCCAGTGTCATAACGGGATCATCAAGTGTTACAGTAGTTGAATTTACTGTAGTTGTAGTTCCATTTACAGTCAAGTCACCTGTAATAGTTACATTACCAAGTGTGCTTGTTCCACCAGTTGTGGAGCCTGTAATCAAAATGTTACCAGCAATAGTTACATCACCGCCATCACCACTTGGGGAAGGATCAATAACAATAGCATTGGTTGCTGAACTAATAGTGTTGTTTGAGCCATCAATTGTCAAATCACCAAGAACTACTTTGCTACCATAAATGTTATTCCAAACATTAGAAGCAGTACCTAAATCGTATGTAGCAGTAGCCAATGGAGTAATAGTGTTTGAGGAAACAACGCCATTCAATGTAGTAGCGTCTGTAACAGCCAAAGAATTACCAAGTGCTGTAGCGCCAGTTACAGTGAATGTTCCACCAACAGAAGCGTCAGTTGTAAATGTTGAAATACCTGTAACATCTAATGTGCCAGTTACAGCCAAGTTGTCATCAACTTGTGTATTACCAGTTGCAGAGTCTAAGATCAAGTCTAAAGTCTTAGTGTCAATCTCGTTGTCTGCTGTAATTGAGAGTTGAACATCACCGAAGGATGGTTGAACATTCCATACAGTACCGTCCCATTCCCAAGTAGTCGCGCCGTAGGTATATAACTGTCCTACAGTAGTTGCGCTCGGAAAAGCAAAAGCCATATCTTATCTCCTTTAAAAATCAGTAGCTTTATATATTTAGCAATATTACATTATTCTTGGTTGCACCCAAGTATCTTGTGTTCTAAAATACAGTTTGCCATTTTCTGTATTCAACCACCTATTCGCTTCAATTACATCCTCAGGTTCAGTATCTTGAGCAAAAATAGTCTTTTTATTTTTTGTAACCCACTGTCCACCATTCCAAGCCCAAGTTCGTCCTTCGTGCTCAAATAGTTCTCCTACAGTAGTTCCAGTGGGAAAAGCAAATGCTGCCATTTAAGTCTCCTTATTATGTTGGCTGATAGGCAGAGCCCATTTGTACCCATGCCCCTGAAGTGTCATAGAAATACATTCTGCCGTTTTCTGTGTTAAACCAATAGTTACCTGTTATTGGTGTTGGAGTTGTTGGGAGAGTATCTTGTACATACACTTCGTCACTGTATAATCGGTCCCAAGCAGTTCCATTATACTCCCAAGTGTTATCTCCTTCAGTATATAAGTTGCCTGCAGAGCCTGCAGGAAATGTAAGTGCCATTCATATTCTCCTTTATAATATTTATACAGTTGTCCAAGGTTTAGCCATAGCTTCCGCTGGTGGTAATGCACCAGGACTAGATGATCCCAGCCATTCAGCATTAAATCCAGCAGGATTAGTGCCTATGTGTGTTGGTTGGATTATAGTGGCTGGATTTGACAATAAGGATATATGTTCTCCATCATCAGCTACGCCAACAAAAAACAGTCTTGAATTAGCAGCAGCTATTGATTCATACTGTCCAAGATATCCTGGAAATCCTGGTATTTGTACTTCATTAGTATCTGGATTCATACCCATTATAGCCCAACAAGGATATACAAATGAATTATCAGGGAAGGATCTTGCATAAATCAACATACCATAATAGGATATGCCTGCTCTTAAATTAGGTACAGTTGTTGATCCATTCTCATTAACAAATTGATTAGTATCCGAATCCCAACTTGTAGTTATTGTTCGAGGAATATTTTGGGAAGCTCCTATATTAACAGCCCCTAGATTGTTTAGTCTTACCCGCATGAGTCTTGCTATTGTTGTTGTATTAGCATCTGATCCTGTTGAATATCCAACAAATGGGAATGTCTGCTCTGTCGTATTTTCTACATTGAGGGTAGTCATATTATCTGTTGAGACTGTACTATAAAACGAATCTATTCCTGCTATAATATTGGGTTCAAAAACATAAGCAGCTCCTGAGTCAGTTTGGGCATCACTAGATTCTTCACCGTATGCCCCGGCGATAGCATATGATTCACATATAGCTACTTGCTCCGCAAATCTATCTGTTCTTCCTGTGCTTTGTAAATTAGGATTGTCTACTGTATCAAGTAACTTTCCTGTTGCTGGATCAAAGACGTATGCTTTGCCAGAGTAGAGATCCGACGAAGTATGATTCTCATTAGGAGCACCAACTATAGCATACGATTCACATATATCAACACCATAACCAAACTGATCACTTGCTGTTGTAGTAAGAGCATTTGGATTGTCTAGTGTATGAAGTAGAGCACCTGTTGCTGGGTTGTAAATGTATGCTTTACCAGACCATAATCCTGTACCACCACCTGGGTTACTTGATCCATCATCTTCTCCATGTGCACCAACTATAGCATACGATTCACATATAGCAACAGCATAACCAAATAGATCATTATCAGCTACGTCAAATACATTTGGATTGTCTAGTGTATAAAGTAAATTTCCTGTTGATGTGTCGTAAATATATGCTCTACCAGAGTTGGCTCCTCCTTGATCTTCATATGGTGCGCCAACTATAGCATACGATTCACATATATCAACCCGGTATCCAAACCTAGGGGTAGTACCACCAGAGGTTGGATTGTCTAGTGTATAAAGTAAATTTCCTGTTGATGTGTTGTAAATATATACTTTACCAGAGTCGGCTACTGCTCCTTCATCTGCATGAGGAGCACCAACTATAGTATATGAATCAGAAATAGCAAGACCCCAGCCAAATCTAGCAGTGGTTTCTGGATTTGGGTTATTTAATGTACGAAGTAAATTTCCGGTTGATGTGTCGTAAATATATACCTTGCCAGAAGCAGTTCCGCCAGTATCACTTTCTCCATATGCACCAATTACGGCATAAGATTCAGATATATCAACACAATAACCAAAAAAATCATCTGCTGATGTGCCATCAACATTAGGGTTGTCTAGTGTATAAAGTAAATTTCCTGTTGATGTGTCGTAAATATATGCTTTACCAGATTTATTTCCGCCAGCATCCTCTTCCCAATATGCTCCAACTATAAAGTATGAATCAGTGATACCAACACCCCAGCCAAATCGATCACTAAGTGCATCACCATAAACATTAGGATTTTCTTTTGAGTATTTTAGGTGCAGGCTTATTGATTCTCTCCATGTCATTGGTCGCCCAATAGGATTGACTCCCCAAGCATTTTTTGCGACAGCTTTATCAGTTTCAGCTGATGCAGTCGTAAATACTGACCCTTCGTTAATCCATTGCCCATCTAAATATGTATAAAGCCTGCCATTATCAGTATCAGTCCAATGTTGGCCCTCAACTGCTACTGTTGGAGCATCAGCTTGAAAGTAAGTTTTTGACGGGTCTAAATATTCCCATCCAGTTCCGTTATACACCCAGGTTGAAGTTCCATCTGTATATGTTTGCCCTACAGTGGTTGCTTCTGGGAATGCTATTGCCATTTATTTCTCCTTATATTGAAACAGCCGTTTTTGCTTGTATCCAAGCTCCGCCCATATAAAAATACAATTTGCCTGTATTCATATCATACCAAGTATTGCCGTCGATTGGATTTGCAGGTGCTGTAGCAGAGGCAAATAATTGATCCGCACTTACCGTTGCCCAACCAGTTCCATTCCACTTCCAAGTAGTTCCTCCTTCAGTATAAAGTTCACCAACTGTTGTACCTTGTGGAAATGATATTGGCATAAATGTTTCCTTTATGTTATTTATAGCATTCAACCTATTGTATTAAGTTGTAGCTTTTTCTAATTCTTCGACTCTTTTGGTTAATTCTTTTACGGCTTGAAGAAGTATTGTAGTCATTCTAGCATAATCTACAGTCAAATAATCTTGTCCAGAAAGACTCTCGCCATGTGCGCCTTCATCCATTTCAGATAATCTTACAAGTTCAGGAAATTGTTTTTGCACTTGTTGGGCACTCATACCATATTCTTCGCCTCTATTTTTTACACCTAGCGATTCAGCTAGTGCGTTAGGCGTATATTTGAATGTGGTTAGTTTTGATATTTTATCTAATACTTTGCCTAAATTGCCTGTTCTTGTTTTCAATCTGTCGTCTGAGGTTGTTGGGGGGACCATTGAAGTAGCTAATCCATGTGACATAGAATAGCCTGGCTGGATCCAAGATCCGCCTGCGTAAATATAGAGTCTAGCATTGTTTGTGCTAAACCACATATCACCTTCAACCATTGTAGCTGGAGGTGTGTTGCCTACATGAGTTGCGTTATTGTCAATTTGAACTCCATTGACATACAAGTTGCCTTTTATATTTACATTGCCTGTAGCACTTGTAACAGTTAAATCTCCTACGGCTGTATCTAATTGGTTTGGATTTGTAACCCCTAATTGTACATCGCCGCCAATAACACCTTTACTTACAAAAGCATTTCCGTTTATGTAAGCATTATTCATTGCTGTGATATCTTGTGCTACAGAAACATAACCTGCGTTAAAAGTTCCGTTATCACCAAACAAGTATTGTCTTGTTCCGTTATAGTGTAGAGCTAATTTTCCATTTACTGTTCCGTTAGCATCTAGTTGAAAGCTCCATTTGTGTGCATATGTTGATTCGGTGATACTTTGGACATACGATTGCGCTTCGCCTAAAACGTCAAAGTCAGTTTGAGGAGTTCCAGTTTTTACACCAATTCTTTGTTCTGAGACATCAAAGTATAAAAGATTATACTCAAATGCTAAGTCTTCACCATTACTTCTTGTAAGGTTACTTTTTAAATTTTCACCTGCTACCTTTAACATTATTTCAAAGTCCTCATTTTAATATCCCGAAACCGACACTGCATCATATACTGAATTTGATAGATCATTACTATGTATAGTATTAGCATAATCATCAAATTTAATTCTTTGTAATACTACTGTGCCTATAGTTCTTAAACTAGATAATCCTCCAGCAATCAATCCTTCTGTACTGTTGGTTGACATTGTCATCCAATATCCTGGATTTGTAACAGTTGTAGTCAATGTTATTGTATCTACAAGATCATCAAATCTAAGTTTTTCTACAGTATCATATTCAGCAGCAGTTCCAGGATTCTGTCCGCCAACAATAATTGCTTCTTTTCCGTTTGAGCAAGCATCACCTTTTGATCTTCTAGTAGGAAGTGTTTTATCCATAACCATTACAGCAATAGTGTCTGCTAATAGAACCTTTTCGTTATTTGGGATTGCATTGCCTGAAGCATTCTCACCTTCAAATATAATGGCTGATTCTCCATTTCCTGCAACTGCAGCATGATTTCTATTAGTGTTTAGGCTATTTGATGCTACTACTACTGATCCAGTATCATCATATGCTATTCTTCTTGATGTTGCTAATAATCCTGTTGTGCCTTCTCCAGCTATAAACCATATATTAGATTTGTTTCCTGTTGCATGATGATGTCTAATTCCTAATCCTATATTGGTTGACATTGTTGTTACAACCGTAGAGTCATCGATTCTCATTTTTTCAGCACTACTTAAATGGGTAGATGTTGTATTTTCTCCGCCACCCATTACAGCATCATAGTTATTTGATGCTCCGCCGTGTGCTTTTCTACTAGTGTTTAACGAATTGGTGTGAATAACTGTTGCCATATCATCGTTAAATCTAGCTCTTTCTATGTCAGCGGTAGGAGTATCAGTGCTAGTAAGAGAACCTCCAACCATAATTGCTTGATTGCCAGCACCATGCCCATCTAAACAGAATACATAATCTGCTAGTTCTCCAACACTTATTCCATCCAATGAATCGGCAACTATAATAATATCTTTTGGCATATCAATAACCTTGGGCGCTCGCTAATCCATATTTTGATTCTGATAGTAAATTTGTATGTATTGCGTGAGCACTATCATCAAATTTTACAGATTCAACTGTATCTGTTGTATCCCCTGAATGTAAATTTCCTCCTGCTATCAATAATCCATCAAAACCATTTGATTGTGCAGTAGCACTATGAACTGCTTGGGAATAGGTATTTACAAATACTGATGTAAAAACAGAATCATCAAATCTTGTTTTCTCAAATAGTGGAGAATTAGTTGCACTATCACTATCACCAGTAAATATCATTTCAAATTCTGTTGATCCTCCAGATAATCTATTTCTAGGAACAGTTAAGGAATTAGATAGTGTATAAGAGGGTACAACATCGTCATATCTAAATCTTTCTATGCTTGATAATTGCCCTGCAGAAGAGTTAACACCGCCAGCAAAACAAATTTGATTCCTATCTGATCCTGCAGCACAATAATGTCTACCTACAGAAAGTCCGTTAGTCATAACTACCATAGCAGAATCATCAAATTTAACTTTATCAATTGCTGATACATCTGTTACACCGCCACCAAATAGTGCTTCTCCAAAACTTGCAGCGCCTGCTAATCCTCTTTTATTTGTTGATAATCTATTGGTAAATTGAACTGCAGGTATGCTATCATCAAATTTTAGCTTTTGAATTAAATCAGCAGCACCACTTCCTCCCCCAAATACAGCCTGTCTTCCATCTGATGTGCCTGCTAGATAGTGTTTTCCATTATTCAAATCGTTTGTATGAACAATAGTTGGTATAATATCATCATACCTTAATCGCTCAACTGTGCTACGACGTCCAGTACCACCTCCGCCAAATCCGCCACCAAACACAATTTCTGTGTAGGATCTTTTTACAATAGCTGGGTGTCCTGAAAAAAATAAATCTTTTAAATAAACTTTCTTTGTCATATCCGAAGTCATGTATGCGTCAGCAATTACAACACGATCCTTTCCTGTAATTGAATCACCCGATGGAACTCCAACAACTAGTCCCAAGTCCATTGCATAATCGTCTTCGATTGCAAATTCATTCGTTGGGTTTTTTGTTTTTTCTAAATGCAACTTTACTGTCATTAGTTAAACCTATAAATAACCTGAGTAGCCGTTTCTTCTCTAGATATTCTTTGTGATGTTGCTAAATCATACATATCTTTTATAACAAATTCATTATTAGCAAAGTCCCATTGTAATATCTCTCCATTGATTGCTTCTGAAGATTCACTTGGTACTGTCAAACTAAATCCTGCTTGAAATTCATAAGAGCTAGTAGCAGCATTATAAGTTAGGATATCTCCATCGGTTGTAGTTCCAGATACATCATTTAAATCAGCAATACTAGCGGCAGCTATTCTAGCATCAGCTTGAGCATCTGTATATCCTGTTGCTGTGCCTGGTACCCATGCTGAAGTTCCAGAATCATATACTAGTGCTTGTCCATCACTTGGAGTTCCTATGGTTGTATCTGTTAAGTCTGCTAAAGTAGTTGATCCACCACCTCCGCTTGAAACAGTAGCTGGAATCCATTTATTAGAAGAACCATCCCATGTAAGAACATCGCCAGTATTCGGTGATCCTGCATCTACATTGTTAAGATCATCCAATACTTTCTTTTGTGGAACCCAAGTATATCCTGTTCCTGCACCATTTACAATCATCTGATTTCCAGCAGTAAGTGAACCTGGTGCATTTACATTACCAATATCTGTAAGAAGTGCTACGGTGGTACCACCACCACTAGATACAGTTGTAAATGAAAAAGTACCTGCGCCATCAGTTGTTAATACTTGTCCAGCAGCACCGTCTATAATAGATAAATCAGTCAATACAGTAGGAATGACAGGAGGAGTATAGGTAAAGACACCTGTTGAATTGTCATATGCCAATGTTCCTGTACCAGATGCGCTATTTTGGGTTACAGATAAATTAGTTAGTGCAATACCTCCGTTGCCTGGTATCCATTTTGAAGTACCAGAATCATATACTAGTGCTTGTCCGTCACTTGGTGATCCTGCATCTATGTCATTAAGATCGACTAATAGTTTCTTTTGTGGAACCCAAACATAACCTGTTCCTGAAGAGTGTACTACTAGTTGATTTCCAGCATTAGTTGATCCTGCAATAGCTACATCGCCAATATCTGTAAGAGACGCTACGCTAGTCAAATAATTAGAGTCATTTGTAAAGGTGCTAACATTTGTAGGAATGCGAGCATCAACTCTAGCATCTGTATAATAAAGATTTGTAGATCCTTCAGTTAGATTATCTGTTGTTTTGGTATTGAATCTAGAATCAAACCTTCCGTTAGTGTAATATAAATTAGAAGTATGTTCAGTTACATTTGAAGTATCTAATGTGACAACGCCTGTTTTTCCAGCAACGGATGTAACTAAATTAGTATCATCTAATAAAGCTGACAAATCCATTGTAAAAGTAGTTCCATCGTCTCTAGTAAATGTAACAATGCCTGTGCCTGAGTCTAATGTTCCTGAGGCTATTGAGCGAGAATCTTCATCTAATAATCCTGACAAATCTATGTTAGTAGTATTTCCGTTTTCATCACTATATGATAAAGTAGTTGTGCCTGCAGTGTATGAAAGTGCTGTTGGTTCTTTTGATCCTGGTATCCATTTATTAGTAGAGTTATCCCATTGTAAAAATTGTCCATCTGTTGGTGATCCTGCATTTACGTTATTAAGATCATCTAATACTTTCTTTTGTGGGACCCAAGTATATCCATCTCCTGTTCCATTTACTACCATCATATTTCCAGCGGTAGTTGATCCAGGAACATTTACATTGCCAATATCTGTAAGGATTGCTGCGCTAATTCTTCCATCAGCTCTAGCATCTGTATAATAAAGATTTGATGAGCCTTCAGCTACATCGTCAGTTGATTTAGTAGCGAGTCTTGTATCAAAATCTGTATTGGTCCTTGCTGTAGTATAATACAGATTTGTTGAACCTTCGGATACATTGTCAGTTGTTTTAGTGGTAAGCCTTGCGTCAAAATCTGTGTTAGCTCTAGCTGTTGTATAATAAAGATTTGTTGTTCCTTCTGCTAGATCATCTGTTGATCCTATAGCAGAGCCTGAAGTGATAGGAACCCATTTGCTAGTTGCGCCATCAAAACTTAAAAGTTGATTATTAGTAGGCGCAGTAGAAAAATCTACATCAGCCAAACCTTCGATGGTTCCGGATGCTACTGTCTTGATATTATTTAATGTATCTTTTACAAAAATTTTGCCATCGGCTAAGTTTAAGGCTACTTCGCCTGTTTGTAACGAAGATGGAGCAGGGACTGCTCCAGGAGTTGAAGAAGATTTTAGTTTTATTACGGTTGCCATTATGGTATATCCTTCGTCATAATTCTATAAAAGTATTTATCTTTATATAGAAATCGTATCGAAGGATATTATTAGAAACTAGCCGCCTCCCAAACTATCCCATTCCCAGATAAATCAAATTCTGTGACTGATACTGGGCCATCTATTTCTAAAAAGTAACCGTTAGTGCCAAATCCACCCGTGTATGGTATTGCGCCAATATTTCCATTTGAGTCTGTGCTTATAAAGCTACTTGGATTTGGGAAATCGCCTTGATCGCCATCAATCATATAGCAGCGCCAAAAATTCATTCCTCCACTGTATGGTGTCATTGAGCCAGCATTATTTCCTATATAAGCTCCAATAGTATGCGTAATTTGTTCGCCTGTTGATGAAGTATTTGCATTAAATGCTTGATAAGTGTGCTGATTTGAGAATAAGGAAGTCCAAGCGGTTACAGGTCCAATTATTGCTACACCGTCTCGATAGATAGTGACTGTTTGATCTGTTATATCAGCTGAATTTCTATAATGATTAACTTGTATATGATACCATTGCCCTGCTACCATACCTGACGCAGTAGATAGGTCTATATTATATCCTGAATCATTATTGTGTTGCCAATAATGTAGAGAGCCATCGCTTCTTATCATAAGAGCAGATGATCGAGCAGCACTGCCTTGATATGCTGCTCCTGCAATTGCTCTATTTTCTGTAAAGTCAGGTATATTGACCCACATTGATAAAACAAAAGAGCTTCCTAAATTATTAGCAAATGAACCGCCTGTTGATCTTGGAAATTTTAAAAACTGATTAGTCCCAAGAGAACTACCTGTTGGCATAGTTATTGCAACAGGTGGTGTTTTATTTGTTTGGCTTATCAGCGGAAAGCTCATGTTAAGGATCCTGAAGAGGCTACAAGCACATCAGTTCCATCAGTAAAATATGCTAACCAATAAATACCAGCGTTTCCATTGATTGCTGATAAATCGTTGGCTGATATTTTTACATTAGTTCCTTGTGTAACTCCGTGCCCTCCACTGTTATCAAAATATATAGATCCAGATTGTCCATTTACTAAATTTGAAAAGCCTATAGTTATAGCTCCTGCAGGAGTGCATTTGAAATTAGTTCCTGCAGACATATCAAATGTTCCAGTAGTTTGTAATACTACTGCTGTAGATCCACCAAACGATGAGGTTCCGTCTGTATTAACAGTTGCTACATCAGTTCCATTATAGTTAAAAATCAGTTGATTACTGGCATTTACTGAAAATGTCCATTTGGTTGAGCTTATAAAAGATGCTTGAATACCAATTGGTCCATAAAAATCACTTCCTGATTTGTCAGCTTTATTCATAGACAAGCCGGCATCAACTGAATTTAAATTTTGTATAGCAGTATCTAGTTTCTCCAAACTTTGAACTACTGAATCTCCGCTAGAAATTGTCCCAGGTGATCCAGATACATTAATTGAGCCTGAGCTTGGATCAATTCCTATACTTGAATTAGTAAGGGCCAGCTGGTTACTGACTGAACTTAGTGAAATTGCCATTTATAATCCTTTTATAAAGTTTCCTGTGCAGAAATGTCGCCAGCTGCTAGAACATTACCTGCTGTTGTAATCTTGAAAAGCGTAGAAGTTCCATGCTTAATAACTACATTCCCATCAACATCTTGTTCCATAGCCCAACCGCCAGCACCAACTGACAAAGTTTTAGTTGCAAAATCTTGCGTATTATCTCCACTGATGTTAGCCTTGTTAGGAAGTTCTGTTACAGTTACTGCAAGATTTACATCAGCAGTACCGTCCAATGTTACGCTACCTGTAGTATCTCCACCTAATGTAATAGTTCTAGCAGTTTTCCATTTCTCTGCTCTTTTGACATTTAGTTTGATATCTGGCTTATTGGCTGTGCCATCGAATCCTACTGATCCAACAACATCACCTAAATTAGCTTCGTCGTCAATATATGTAACAGTAATAGGATTAGTCCATTTGTCAGCTTGCAGAGCTGTTAGTGTTACATCAATGCTTCCTTCGTTACCAGTAAAAGCACCTGTTGAACCTGTAGCATATGTGCCAATAAAATTTACAGTCAAAGAATTTTCTAGTTGAGTAGCAGTATCAGCATTGCCACCAACTGGTCCAACAAAAGAATTTGCTGTTACAGTATTGAATGTTCCATCATTTACTACAATGTTGCCTTTCATTCCGCTAAATGATTCGCTAGTGTTCGTAGCGTCAGGAATAAATGTAAAAGCATTATCGGCTCGGCTAAAGCCAAAATAACCAATTTTTGCACCAGCTCCATCATGCCATCGGTATTCAATACCGCGATCTAATCCGTCGTTTGTAGTAGGAGCTATATCACCACCTAGTGTCATAACTGGGTCGTCAATTGTAACTTGTTGTGAATTGACAGTTGTAGTTGTACCGCCTACAATCAAATTACCAATAACCGTTAGATTACTGCTGAAGGTTGAAGGTTGAGCCACAGTCAAAGTATTGCTTAATGTTAGTGGTGAAGCAATAGTTTGTCCAGTAGCTCTGGTTTGTGATACTGAATCAACTTTAATATTTTCAACACTTGTATCCATGTTGGAAAGACCCGTCATCAAAGGAACATTTGTTCCAAGATGTGTGCCTGTTACTGTTGATGATCCGCCAGCAAAAGTTCCTCTGTTGGCGCCTGTTGTTTCCATTCCAAAAGCGGCTAGGCTTTTTTCATAGTCGGTATTTAATTGATTTAATGAAACTGCCATTTATATACTCCTTATTATATAGTTACATCGGTTCCGCTCTGGAAGACACCAGTAGAATCCATTTTAAACATTACAGTTCCGCCAATAGAGAATAATATATCATTACTGGCGTTTGTTTGAATAGTCCAGTTGCCCAAATATACTGTGTCAGTAATTTTAGCTGAACCTTGTATTTCGATATTGTCATTTATTTGTACTGTTCCCCCAGCTGAATCTATTATTAAATTGCCAGCGTCAGTATCAATAGTGTTGCTAGTTGTTACAGCAGTTTGGATATTGCCAACTGCTGTATTTTGAGAAAGTAATCCACCAATATAAGCATACTGCCAATAAGTAGATGGAGATCCTAAAGATCGAGCTAAATCTGTGTCTGGCACAATATCAGAGTTTACGAGACCATATATTGCTACTCTATCATCTGAATTATTGCCAAGATAGTTTTCTGCTCCTGCTGCTATAAATGTTCCAAGGAATGTTGATTGTCCTACTACCGCTAGTTGAGCTCCTAATGTAGTATCTCCGGTTACAGTAAGCGTTCCGTCTAAACCACTATTACCTACTACATTAAAACCGCCTGTCACTGTAGTAGTGACTAAATTACTAGCACTTAAGACTGTCAAAGCACCGTCTATTTGCGTAGCGCCTGTAATACCAGCAGTTCCAGAAACAGACAAATTGTTGTTTATATTAGTAGCTCCTGTAACACTAAGAGTATTTCCTAATGTAGTAGCTCCCGTAACACCTAATGTTGAGCTTAGTGTAGTAGCTCCAGAAACTCCTAAAGTTCCGCCTATAGTAGTGTTTGAAGTAACACCTAATGTTGAGCTTAGTGTAGTAGCTCCTGCAACTGATAGTGTTCCTAGCAAAGTAGAATTTTCATCAATCTGTAAAGTATCAATAGTTGCTTTTCCGTTGATGTAGAGATCTTTCCATTGTTGTGTTGTGCTTCCAAGATCATATGTATCATCTACATCTGGAATAATATTTGATGTAATGTCAGCAGCAATAGTCAATGTATCTGTAGCAGCATCACCAGCATTGGAATTTCCGCCAATAGTAATATTTCCTGTCAAATCAAAATTGCCGCCTACTGCTAAGTCTCCACTAATAGTAAGAGAAGAAATAGATGGGCTTGATGTAAATGTTAATACACCTGCTCCGTCTGTTTGTAATACTTCTCCTGGATTACCTACTGTAGGTGGTAGCGTTAGCTTAATATTTGATGCTACTTCTGCTCCAACTATTTGTGTTGAGAATGAGTTAGCTGAGTTATTGACATAAAAACCGCCTCCTTCTCCTGCATCTCCTCGCAATAAGAAAAAATCACCTGGTGCTAGTTCGCCTAAGGCAGTTACTATTCCAGACGTTTTAATTGCTTTTACTAATTCAACTTGTGCCATATTTAATTCACCTTAACTTCTGTTTCGCTGCCATCCCAGTTTGTAAATGGTACGTTACCAGCTCTATTTAAACATATTGGGCTAAATGCTCCGTCAGTTCTATAAAATGGAAATACTGTCAATGATATAAGCCAATTGTTGTTAGCTAAATCTATATAATCTATATCATCGTTACCAAAAGTTCCAATATACTCTAGATTAGTTTCTTCTCGGATCATGCTACATCCTCAAGTATAGATGCTAGTGCATCTAATGTTGCAAAGTTTGAGTATAGATGTATTTCATCTCCAAGATTCAATACTATTTTTTGTCCTGAAATAATCTTTAGGGTTCCTTTTACTGGAACTTCTGCATCTTTTACAATATGATATTGGGTACCTGCGCTAACATCATTTAGCAATACAGTAACATTCGCAATGTTTGTACCTACGTTAGCAATATCTAATTCTAATAAGATTGAATTTACAGGCGTTCCGTTATTGGCAGTATATAATACTGTTGGGTTAGATGGATCAGTTGATATTCCGTTTGTGCCTGCATTCTTGAAATTATTTGCCATTTATAATCCTTATCTCTACTATTATTTATCAACCAAGTGCAATCGCCATCACTAGGGCAAATTCTTCTGTCGCTATAGGTAATTCTCTTAGCGTTCCTGTTTCAGCTATTTGAATGTCTTTTGTTGTAATCATTTCTGTAGCGTCAATATTTGTAGCATCAATATCATTTACTATAATATCACCTGGTAATCCACTAAATTCTTCAGCTATATTGGTGGCATCTGGGATAAAGGTAAATGCTTGTGCTGATTTGTCCCAACCAAAAAATCCTAGCTTTGGATCTGTGCCATCGTGCCATTGATATTCAATACCGCGATCCATTGTATCCGCCACTGTTTGTGGCTCGTCTCCGCCCAATGTAAATATTGGATCGTCAATAGTAACAGTAGTTGAATTGACTGTTGTAGTTGTGCCTTGTACTGTTAAATCTCCACCAACTACTACACTACCAGACACACTCAAGTCATCATCTACAATAGTTTGCCCTGTAGCTGAGTCAAGTATGAGATCCATGCTAAGTGTATCTATTTCATTATTTGCTGTTACCGCTATTTGCAAATCTCCTACTGTAAGTGATCCTGGAATAGATGACCCAAAGTTAAATTCACCATTTCCATCGCTCAATAAAAACAGTCCTTCAGTAGTCAAAGGATCATTTGTTACAGTATCTAAATCTACCATTAGTCTCAACTCAGGATAGATAAAATCATAAGTTGCATCGCCATTTGACACTAACATTAATCCTGGTATGGCTGTCGATGAAGGCGGTAGTAATGGATTGATTGGGTCTGCGTATGTCCTATCTGCTTTGACAGTAGTTCCAACGGATTGTGTTACAGTAGTATTGACATCATACATATTATCAAGTCTAGTCATCCAATCTGATGGATTTCTAAAGTTGAATCCACCCATTCCATCAGTAGTTAATACAAGACCCATTACAGTTTGATAGTCATCAATACCATCAGGTGTAAAGTCAATATCAGTTAGCCCAACAAGTGTTTTTGTAATAAGAGTGTTTGGTTCTACAAAATTATACGCACCTCCGCCTCGGCTTGTTAGAACATAGTCAGCGTTGGTTGCGTCTGTAAAATCTACATCAGTTGCGTATTCAAGTTCTTGATCTACAAATTTATAATAAGGATCTGTTGCGTTACCAGTGCCTGTAGATATCATAATCTTATTAGCAGTAGTCTTTGGATCATTAGTAATTGTATCTACGTCTGGTAAGTTATTGAACTCGTTGAATGTGCTAAAATGATATGTTCCGTCACCCTTACTTGTCAATACCAAATTAGGAACAATGTCTGGATTATTTGTTGAAGCGTCTAAGTTACGCAGGTTTTGAATGCGTGGCTCAGCCTCTTTGAACATATAAGTTCCATTTGTTCCAGTGCTTGTTAGCACAAGGTTCTCTGTTGTTTTAGGATTATTAGTTGTGTCATCTATATCAACTAAAAAGTCTAAAGTAGGAAACTTGAAGCTATATGTTTCATCTCCGTCTGTTACAAATACTAGATTAGGTGTAGTAGTTGGGGCATAAGTTGTGCCTGTTACAGGATGAACTGTAGTGTCATAATCAAAGTCTTCCCATCGTCTGTTGAACAAGTTGTTAGCAATATCTTTAAAGCTAAAAGTGCCATTACCGTTACTTGCTAGTACCCAATTTATCTCGCTGCCAGCAGTTGTTCCATTTGTAACATCCTGTAATGTTCTCATCAAAGGTTGTATAAATGAGAAGTTATCACTACCGTCTGTAATCATTATATAGCCAGCACCAGCGCCTGTAGTTGTTACTGAAGCAAATGAATCAAAGTCTAGTCTTTTGAATCCAAATGTGCCATCGCCACGTGATGTCATAACTAAATCATCTACGTTACGTGGATCATTAGTTAGTGTATCAACATCTTCTGTAGTTTTTAGAAGTGGCTGTTTAAAGCTATAAGTTCCGTCTCCGTCGCTTGCCAAACTCCAATTATTTTGTGTGCTGTTAGCATAATCAATATTCAATAAATGATTGAAGTTTATATTTTCAAATGTATAATTACCCGCTGTATCACTCATTAATACAGTGTTTGGTGTTACAGCATTGCCTACATTTACATCGTCTAGTCTAGCTACAGATGGCATTTCAAATTGGAAGTTACCTGCGCCTGTGACAGTTAATACTGCTCCTATAGCATTATCATTGACTGGGTTCCAGCCTACAATATAATCTGTAAGTATGTTAGGAAGTTGGAATTCATATTGATCTGAACCCATTCCTAAACTTGTAAGAACTAGTCCTTGTGTAGTAATAGGATCTAGTGCAGTTGGTGTTTGTACAACATCTAATAGTCCTCTTACAGTCTCAATAGGCTCTACAAATTCGCATATACCTGCTGCGGTTGTTTTTAGAATTAGATTTGGTGTTCTGAATGTTGTAGCATCTACATTTACATCTTCTAATACTTCCAAGCGTCTTTGTACTGCTTTCCATTCGTAGTTTGTTCCTGTGCTAGTTAGCACTAAATCAGGACCAATACTTGTGGACCAATCAATGTTTGTGATAGTTCCTGTAGGTGAAAAATCTACAGTTGCTCGTTGCCAATCATACTCGCTACCGCCTTTGGAAGTTAGCACTAACCCTGGCATTGACTGTGGAGTGTTAGTAGCAAAATCTATGCTAGTAACTTGATTGAAGTCTGCATATTCCCAACGGAATGATTGAACTCCTGTTGTAGAATCAATGTGTGATGTTAGATGAACTCCGTCTGTTGCGTATGGATTTGTAGTAGCCCAGTCAATTAAGTTGATGCCAGTAGGGGCAAAATCAACAGTAGGAACTCTCCAATTATAAGTTTCATCACCGTTAGATGTCATTACTAATCCGTCAATATTGTGCGGATCATTTGTAACAAAATCTATATTATATAAGTCGTTAAAGTCAGCAAAGGACCATCGAAATGAGTGTGCGCCAGTATTAGGATCAATATAAGATGATAAATGTAATCCTGAGAATGTATAAGGATCATTAGTAATCCAATCAAGTCCTGTTATGTCTTTCAAATCACTTGAGGGTGTTTGCCAAGTAAATTCATTTGGGTTAGGCCCTGATGTTAAAACTTTTCCTGCTGTTGTAAGAGGATCGTTTGTGTACCAATCAATCCCTGTTAAGTTAGTAAATTCTGAAGTAGGAACTTGGAATTGATATAACCCGCTGCCAATAGTTGTAAGCACAAGTCCAGGTGTAACTGTTGGATCTGGTGAGGCTCCCCATACAATGCTAGTAAGGTTATTGAAGTCTGCTGTTGGTATTTGGAAATTGAATCCGCCTACTCCATCTGTAGTTAGAACAAGTCCTGGAGTGTCTGTTGGATCATTTTCTTTTAGTATATCCTGTGCTTCAAGGCTTACATCAAATAATTTTTTTAGTTCTGGTTGTTGCCATTCCCATATACCTGTTCCAACATCTGTTAGAACAAATCCGTTGTTACCTGCTGTTGTATGATCTATATCTTTTAGATGAGAAAATAATGTATCTCTAAAACTATAAGTTCCGTCACCATCACTAATCAATACAGTGTCTGTGATAGCAGCATTAGAAAAATCAATATCAACTAATTCATCTAATTGCATATTGAGCGAAGAGGTAGGAACAAATCTAAATGTTTCGTCACCTTGAGATTGTAACAATAATAAAGGAGTTACTTTTGCGTCATCTCTATTAGGAATGTCATATAAATGCTCAATAGCATTTATAGGTTCCATTGTAGAGAATGAATTTATAACCTCGCCTGTTTCAGATAATGTTACGGAAGACTGATCTCCATAAGCGAATTTTAAGTGATTGTCATTATCTAAAGATACCGACCATTTATTTTTTGCCATTCATCATTCCTCTTATATAATTCCAGTAACTGTTTTCTGATTTAGATATATCAGTGTAATTCTCAAGTTATTGACATCAAAGTCAAAGTCTATCTTTATTGTTCCATCAGGATTTCTTATTTTGGTAACTGCGGCTGTATTAAGTGGTTCAGCAAATTGTATAAAGGTACCTGTTCTTCTTACAAGTCCGTTACCTCTACCTTTGCCAGTAATTTCGTGAATGTAAAATGCTCCACTACCGTTGCCTCCTAATATATCATCTTCTTCATATGCGCCTACAATAGCAAACTCGCCATCAGCAGCCAATGAGGATCCATATCTATCATTATCTCCGCTACCTATTACATTTGGATTTAGAATATCATTAATTCGTTCACCATCTGCTGTGTCAAATACATAAACTCGTCCAGTATCAGTTATGCCAGCAATATCTTCTTGATGAGCTGATGCCATAAAGAAATAATCTGAAACTGCAACCTTATAACCAAAAAAGTCGTTTGCGTCTGGCACATAAGCATTTGGATTTACTATCTCGTATATTGGAACATTAGGCCTATGTCCTTTGATATCATAAATATAAATCCTACCTGATCCAGCTCCAGTAGGTGTCTCATAATTTGGAGCACCAATAATGGCAAATTCATTTGACATATCCATTGACAAACCAAACATATCTGTGTTATTATTATTTGGGTTGTTAATTGTAAATAAGTGATCGCCAGTAGCAACTTCAAATACATATACTGCATCTTGTGTATGTGTTCCTACCATAACATATACATCATTTATAGATACCACATCACCAAAGTCTTGTCCTGTTGCTACTGGATTTTCTAATATCCAACGCGGTTTTGACAAGTCTGCCAAATCATATATGTATGCTTTGCCAGTAGGGTCTGCTTTAGGAGCGCCTACTACTAAATGAGTTTCTGATAGAGCTACACTATACCCAAACCAATCCTCAGCATCTCCAATGGATATATCTGGATTAGTAAGAGTGTTAGTCGGGGCTCCTGTCATTGCTGTGAGGCTATAAACATATGCTCTACCTGATTTGTTCCCCGTAGCTACTGCATCATCATCTCTCCAAGATCCAATAGCAACCCAATTACTGTTTATTGCTACGCTAGCTCCAAAGTGATCGTCTTGTGCATCACCCACTGCTCTTGGATTGACTATTTTTTGTATTTGTGTTCCTGTTGAGTCATATAGATATGCAGATCCAGCACTTGCTTCACCCGATGCTGATGCTTCTTTAGGGGCGCCTATAATGCTAATACCGTTAGCAACATCTGCCGAGTACCCAAAGTTATAGCCTACCATGCCTGGTGTTGGGTTAGGTACTTGTGCTGTTGTCGTAACAGTAGTTGTATAGTTAGCTACAAATATTGTCTCTTCATCTGAGTTTCCAGATCCTAATACTGTAAAGTCTGTATTACCAGTTTGAATAATCTGATATTCAACACCTTTTACAATTCTATTAGCAGAGACTTCTTCGCCTATTCCTACTTCTGTTGGATTGCTAATAAAAGTATAATCTTGATTTGGTGTAAAGAATCTTTGATCGACAAACACCAATGTATTGTTTGGATCTAGTTCGTTATCGCCATCATCAAGTATATCAGTTAGTGGTCCAAACATTACATCTTGTTTATCAAATCCACTATAGAATACTTCGTTGGTGATAAAAGTTGGTTGATCATATCCGTTTAGCCTCCATACACCATCTTGGAAGAACTCAAAGTTCATTAAGTCTGTATTATAACGAACGTATCCTTCAACACCTATTGGACGCTCTGCTGTAGTGCCTCTTGGTACAAGCATTACAGTTCCATCAAATGAGGTGATTTGGGTTAATGGATCATACTTCAATCCTTTACCTGTAATAACACGAGCATTTGTTGTTTGATTTTTGATTAGTCTCATTATACTTCCAAATAGCTTATCATCACACCTAAATCTGTTAACATCTGGTTACCAGGAACTAAACTAGGGTCGTCTAGTACGCCGGGTTGAGAAAATAAAACAACTTTATCACCTTCACCTAATACAATCTTTTCCGTATCAAATGTAAAAGTTTCTTCAGGAGCTAAAGTAAGATTATTGATAACTTTGGTAGCATTTGGATCATTTTGCCCAGCACTAACTGGATCGCCTGCTCCAACAATATGCAAATCAAAACTTGAACTTTCAGTTGAGTTATTATTACATACCGTAATAGTTGTAACTGCCAGAGTTTGTCCTGGTTGTGCAACTAATAATTCCAAATTCTCATTTCTTAATCTAACACTCTTAACCGCCATATTTTATCCTTAAAAAAGCATACTAAAAATCAGTGAACGATTCCTGCTTATAATCTCATCTCTTGTTTCATGTCTGTTCACGTAGTATATTCCTGTGTCACCTGGTCCTTCCTCTGAGGTATATAATCTTACACCTTCTGTGGGTCTTGTTGGTGTATTACCAGGTACTATTTCTTGTATTTCTATAACGTGATCCACTACAACTACACCACCGTTTATGGCAGTTAGTTCTAAATTGCCTCCTGCCATAGCAGGGTGAATATTATTTTCAGTAAATTGCAATCCTCTTGTAGTAATGTGATCGTTGTCAAATGTCATTTTAAGATCACCATCTACAGTAACTTCAACTCTGCTTGGATCGCCATCAAAGTCAAAATCATACGCAATGACTGAAGTATCGTAAGTAGAAATAATACTACCTGTGCCAATATTAGCAAAGGCATAATACATATAATCTACTAGAGCACGAACATTAGGAATATTATCATCATCAAGAATGGCGTCATTGCCATTATCAACAATATCAGCACCCACGTAATTGAAACACTTTCGTTCATAATCAATGCTATTAGTAACACTGATAACTTCGTTACCAACATCGATAAAAAGTGTTCCAGGCGATTTAATACCATTGATATAAATTGGTAGCGTACCATATCCAAGATCCTCAAATCTAAAAGTTCCTTGTCCTTTATCGCCTCCCATTTCCCAAGCAATAGCTTCATCCCAAACCATTCTTACTCGAGATCCGTTGAACCCTCTATCAATCTCAATACCTGATTGTCCTTCAAGAACTGTGCTAATTCCTGATCCATCTTTGTATTTGTTTAGCACAATGATATTATCATTAATATCTAAATCTGTTGAGTTGATTGTAGTAGTTTTACCTTTTACTTCTAACTGTCCATTGATAATAACTTTACCAATAAGCTCGTTATCCGTATTGACTTGTCCTCTAGATGTATCTAGAATAATATGTTCACCAGGTTCAACCTTAACAATGTAATTACCGTTTTCTACATTTAATACTTTTGACATATTTGGTCCTATAATAGGGAGACTTCCTCCCTAATATAATATTTATTAGAGCTTATCTTCTTCTACTTGTGCTTCCATTTTTACAGGCTCAGACTCTTCAGATGATCTTGTAACCTTTTCTTTGATTTGCTCAAACATTGTTTTCTCTTCTTTTTTAGCCGCTGGTGCTGGCTTTGGTTCAGCTTTTGCGTTTGGTGCTGTAAATCCTGGATTAGTATCAAAGCTCCAAGGTTGTCGAGTTCCGTGGAGTTTTGGGTCAGAGGAAACAATAGTCATTACTTTATTTTTGAGTGTGCCAACTTGTACTAGTGATCCGTCTTTTAGTTTGACATTAATAATCATCTGTCCTTCTGTTAGTGAGCTCATTTGTCGAACTTCATTTTGGACTAGATGGCATACTGCTCGATTTCCGTTAGCGTCTTGACATCTAAATTTACGATTCCCAATCTTTCGAATGATCCATCCTTGAACGCTCTCTTGTCCATTGTGGAATTGACATTTGATTGGGTTGTCTGCTAGCTTTGATACGCCTAGTGGGCCTGACATTTTTTTCTCCTAATATAGATATTATGACTCATCACCATAATGAGTCATAATGTGTTACTGTATTTAGCCGTATATTAGAAATGATTATTTTGTTTTTTTGTGAGGTTGAGGTTTGAGTTGTTGTTTTGCCCAGTTAGGCAAGTCTTTGTAGCGGTACTGAGTCATACCAATTGTGTCATTTTCGTCTAGGTTCCATTCGGGTAGAGGATCAGGTTGTTCCATTTTCAGTGCATTGCTTTCTTCTATAGTCGTCTATTGCTTGTTTGATGGCGTCTTCTGCCAGTACAGAGCAATGAATTTTTACTGGAGGTAGAGAGAGTTCGTCAACTATGTGTGTGTTTTTGATTTCCAACGCCTCGTCCACTGTCTTACCTTTAATCCATTCTGTAGCTAGGCTTGAGGATGCAATCGCAGATCCACATCCAAAGGTTTTGAACTTTGCGTCAGTTATTTTTCCGTCTTCAACTTGTATTTGTAGCTTCATCACATCTCCGCACTCTGGTGCTCCTACTAGGCCTGTGCCTACATTAGGTGCGGTTTTGTCTAGAGATCCGACGTTGCGTGGGTTGTCGTAGTGATCAATTACGCCTGTTGAGTATGCCATTACTTGTTGCCTTTATTGTTGCCATTGTTGTTTTCGTTCCCATTGCCATTACCATTAGAGTTCCCATTGCCATTGCTAGCATCACTATCGTCATTATCATCATTATTTCCATTATTATTGTCATTCCCGTTATCATCGTCAACTATATTAACCTTTAATTCTTCATTTGTATAGCTACTAGTTCCATTAGTAATGTTATCAATATTTATCAATATGTTCTCATTACCATTAGAATCATTAACATTATCGTCAATTGCGATTATAGTAATATAATTACTTGTTCCGCCAGCTAAAATGTCAATCCAGCTTGAGGATATTGAGTAGTCTTCTCCTGCTGCAGCTGTTCCTGTAACTTTTAGTGTAACTCTTACATCTACAGTTGTAACTTCTGACAAGGTTGCGGTTACAGTTACATTGTCTTGATTTGCTTCTTTGATGTTATCCCCAGATATAGTTACAGTTACAATAGGAATTACTGGAGGAGGTTCTTCTTTAGGTTCTTCTTCCTCTTTGCCATACTCTTGTAGCGTAGTAGAAAGAACTTTTAGCTCTTCGTTGTCAGCAATATGCTCTGCCAATCCTTCTGATGATAGGGTTTGATGTAGGTGATCCAGTGCGTCTTCTGCTGTAACCATTGTCTTTCCTACAGTTGCAGTTACAACGGCTGCTTCTTCAGCAAACGAATCTACAGGTACGTCAAACTCTACAGACTCATACTTTAGTTTTTCTCTTGTGTTTGATGCGATTGTGATGCCATTTGACGGATCTCCGTCAGCATCTAGTGTCTGTAATAGTCTAGATAGGTTGATTACTTTGTTATCTGCTGTACCAGAAGCGCCCATTACCTCTACTGGTGTTAGGGTAGGACCGGCTGTTGTAGTGCCTAAGTCAATATTACCTAGCTGAAAGGATACAGTGTCGCCCGGATTATACCAAAATCTACCTTGTTCATCTGTAATACCACCAAGTCCTGAGGAGGTTTGGTAATCTACGCCAGCTACTTCTGAGTCTTTGAATACGCCTGGTGTGCCTTCTCGTATCACATCATCCACAGTTAGGATTTCATCTTCGCTCAATGGGGCGCAGGATACAAGTAATAAGGGTATGAGTACTTTAGAAAGGTGAGACATTATTGCAGTCCATAAAAAAAGGAGCCAATAATTGACTCCTAATTTTATTTATCGACTTTGCAGTATTACATAAAGGAAATGGTACTATCCTTAATACCAATTTTTCCTAAGTAATCAGCAGCATTACCAAGAGATGATGCAGTGTTTGTCAGCTCTACGTATCCGTATCGTGTCATAAACGAAACGACTGGCTCGAAGGTAGCTGGATCAAGCACAACGCCTGAACTCATCAATGGAATGTATGGACAGTAGAATGCAGGAGCATCGCTTTCAGATGTACCTTTGTATCCGATCAATACAGGAGCATCGTCACGAGCATATGTATCTACATAAATCTTCATGGAGTTATTCAAAGTTCCTACAAACTTGGTGTTAGTTGGAGCTTCAAATGTTCCTTCTGTTGTGCGAGCGAATGCACTTGTAGTTGCGCTCTGTAGGATTGTAAGTGTAAGAGGACTTACAACGGCCCAGTTAGCAGCACCACGTCGTGTTCGCTGAGCGATTACGTTAGCAGCACGGTTAATCAATACTGCCAAAGCGGCATGCTCGTCACCAACGAATGTAGCATCGCCTGAAGTCATTGTTTGATCGAATTCAAACAAAGGTGATCCGCCAAGAACCTTCAAACTTTGAAGAACTTCTTGATCAATTTCAACTGTAATTTCTTGTGCAAGAGCAGCCATTATTTCTGCTTCAACATCAATTCCGTGCATAGCTTGAGCATCTTGAGCTGCTTCAAAGGTCCAACGAGCACTTAGCTTTCGTGTCTTTGCTTCAACTGTTTGCTTCAAGATTTGAATTGACATCTTGCGTCCAGCGATACCTTCCATTGACGCTGTTGGGAGTGGCTTTCCATCAGGATCAGTTCCACCACCGGAGTAGGAAGTAGCAATTTTCCATGGTGTCAATGCTTCTTCACCTGCTGTTACGTTATCGTATGTATCTGCATAACGTACACGCAATGTATGAATCTGTCCTACCGGGCCGGTAAGAGGTTGAACACCAATAATTTCGTTAGCAATAACGGTAGGCATAACTCTTCGAATAACGGGAAGAATTACACGGTTCAATGTGGCAATATTACCAGCTGAGGTTGTTCCAGCGGAAGCACTCTCAATAAGATGCTTTCGTGTGTTCTCAAGTGTAGTTGCCATTACGCTTTTCTTAATACCTTGCAAGCCTTCAAGAAGTGCTCCTTTGGTATCCTGCCAGCGACTTTCTAACAATTCTGACATTTAATTTCTCCTTAATTAAGTCCTGCAAGTCTGCGAATGTCGATGACATTATCCCTTGCACCTGTTTGTTGTGTTTCGTCTTTTACTTTCTTGTTGCCTGTTATTTCTTTGCCTTCTGTTAACGTTGCCTTTTTAGTTTTTGGTTTTGAGTCTTCATTCAATACAGTCGGTAGGTATTTGTCGAAGGAAGATTTTAGTCGATCAGTTTGAACACTTTCTAACAAGTCCACCATAATAGTCTTTTGTGATTTGTTTAGTGGGTCAACCAATTCGGCGATAATTTCTTTTCGACTTACACTTTCTGTAATTTTCTTCAAATCTTGATTGCGTTTGCTAATCATTTGTGTTGCTTTACTCATCTTTACTCGAGCTTCGTCAAGTTGCTTGTCTTTGAGAGCTACTATCCTCATAAGTTTTGAAGTTTCGCTCTTCTCATTCAAGTAACTATTCATATACTCAGTTGAGAAAGCTTCAAACAATCTGCGTCCAAAATCATTTTTGCGTGCCGTTTCAATATCTTCGCGAAGTTGTCCAATTTCTTTTGACAGAACTCGTTCAACCATTGTAGATACTTTAGATGCACTTTTCTTTACGAAGTTAGATTTCAGCTTGCCATATTGTGTTTTGGCTTCACGTACCAATCTAACTTTTGTCTCCGCCAAGTCTTTCTTATCAACTTGGAACTCTGTAATTTCTTTTGCTAGTGAGTCAACAACAAATTCTTCCAGCATACGGAACTTTTTTGCCATTTCCCTTTGATCTGAGTGTAGTTCAGTAACCTCCTGCTTCAACATCTCATTTACAAAGGATTTAAGTACAGTGCCTTGTGAGTGAAGTCCTTTGACATACTTTGCTTTAGCATCAATAAGTTGTCGCCTATCTTCTGCTAGCTCTGCCATTTCTTCTTCTAGTCGCTCATTAACCATGTTGTCAATAGCTTCTACCATCACAGTTTTATCATGCTCGTACTTTTGGGCAAATTCTTCTCGAAGCATAGCGGTTACTTCCTGTCGGTTTTCTTTAACCTTTGCGTTCCATGCCTCTTCAATTTCTTGCTTGACACTTTCAGAAACTACATCGTTTTCTAATAGTGTTTTTAGAGCTTCCAACATTCTTGTATCTCCTGTTATTGGAGTCTGCTGATTATATTAACCAGCGATTCTTTTAAGTGTTTTTGTGCCTTTTTATCTTTTGCTATTTCTAGTGCCTTGTAACCGCCTTTATTATTCATCAAATGTTCGTATATTGGTGTTGGGTATGCTCCAGGTGCGGAAGGTTGAGCTACGACATCAACTGTGATAATTTCAAAATCACTTACATTACCACTGCCGTCTTCTGATACGTTTCCTGAGCCTCTTGAGCTTACGCCTAGCTTTACACCATTTTCTAACATTGTTCGAACTAATCCTCCCATTGGGGTAGGTAGAATTTTTAGTTTGCCGTAGCCATTTGGACCATCCATCCACACCTCTGTAATCATGTGGGATACACGGTCCAAATTGACTGTAAGGCCATCCGGATGATCAACTTCACCGAGAACACTGTAACCTCCTGCAATCTGTTCGCTAAGGGTTTTAACAGCCCTACCAATTTCGTTTACAGGATACACTCGCTGATTAGCGTTACGGACTCCGCCTTGTATACAAATTCCCTTCATATACAAGTCTTTGCCCTCATTGGCACCCTCAACGACAACTCTTGCCTGATCGAAAGTTAGGTGTTCACGTAGTAAATTCATCCTTTAGTCCTATTCCTTATTTGGCTCTTTTTGGTGCGCCATTGAGTGGGCTTTGCTTATTCACTCCACCATCTTCACTTGACATAGAACCTTTCTTCTCTGCTCCGTGTCCTTTTGGATTGTTCTTATAGAAGCTCTTGGCTGCACTAGCTCCTGGAACATTTACATTACCAGTATTCATATCCTTTGGGGATTGTGACAAATGTCCATTACCTTGAACTTGTCCGCCTTTTCCAATTGTGTTGGTTTCTTTTGAAGTTCCAGCATTTAGGATGTTAGCAGTTGTCCCGCCCATGTCGTTTTTACCAGCTACTGGGGATTTGGTATAAGCACCGTCGTCACCTAGCTTGCCAGTATACTGATGATAATGTTCTCCGCCAATTTTATTCACGTATTCGCGCATTTGCTGAGCAGCCGACTTTGGCTCATTGCTCACCTGCTCATATTGAAAATTTTCTTCAGGCATCTCCTCGTCGTCCATGTCGCCTACAGGCTCTTCCATGTCGTCGTCTCCCATATCGTCGTCGCCCATGTCATCCATGTCATCGTCGCCGCCTTCGCCGTCTGCCATTAGTTCTTCAAATTCAGCTTTCAAGTCTGCAAGTTCTGCTTCCAAGTCAGCAATCTGATCTTGTGTCACTTCGCCGCCTTCGTCACCAGCATCCATGTCATCCATGTCGTCGTCGCCCATGTCCATAGACAAATCACCTTCTGGATCTCCGCCCATTTCCAAATCGTCGTCGGCTTCGTCATACATGCCTTCATTATCAGATGCTAAATCAACACTTTGATCTACTTCATCAATTGCTGCTTCAATAGCTTCAATTGCGTCATCATCAGCGCCTACACCAGCAAGGTGTTGTGAGAAGATTGCAGCAACTTCTGGATTGTCCGCTGTTGCCTCGCCAAACTCACCGTCTTCTGTTGGAATGCTAACTGATGTACCATGATCTCCAAATTGGACTTCATTTGTACCTTGTCCGCCAGTCCAGCTATAATCTACGCCACCTGGTGTTGAACCTTCGTGTCCAGACTGATAATCTTGATCGTTGTCATTGGCATCTTGGTATGGGGTTGTTTCGTATTCGTCAAGCTCGTCCCATTCGTCAAGCTCGTCGTCCTCGTCGAGGTCCTCGTCGTCTTCGTCAATCTCGTCATCTTCGTCAACTTCTTCATCATCCTCGTCAACTTCTTCGTCTTCGAGAAGATTCTCGTAAATTGAGCGTGACTTAGCTACTACAATTTCGTGGAATAAATCTTCTGCTTTTGCGCGATCCTCATTTACAAGGTACTCAAGCATTCTTTGGAATTTATCTGCAGATTCTTTTGTAGATACTTTTTCCTCTGCGTGTGGATCTGCTCC